TTTATGTATGGGCGTACTGCCTGCTGTATCTGTTACTTAAAAGTAATCGGGTAGCAGGTTTTAAGCCTGCATCGAGTGCAAGTCTCGACTACTCACGCTAAAAGGGGCGAGATACGCCCCGATAGTGAAAATAGAAAAGGGTAGACTCAAGTTCTAGCAGGGAGCTGCCAGAACCTGGCGTGAGCCTGTTCAAAAATAGAAAGGTAAAAATGGAAACTATAAACGGTATAGATTTTCTTCTAGCGGTGGGCGTGATCCTGTCGAGCGTCATTACGTGGGCGTGTACTAGAAGGGGCGAAGCACGTCGTGCTGGGTTCTTGCACGAGCTGTTAAGCAATGGTGATGCAGAAGTTTTTTCTGCGGATCTATTTAATGAGGAGTGTCCTTATTGTGTTGCTGAAGGATGCGAAGATGTCAGAAATATCTACTTTATTGATGACGGTAGCTGGGAGTGTCATTCTTGCGGACGAGAATGGTCACTTGCTTAAAGTTGTCACAACACCAACATATGGTGTTAACCTGTTATATACACAACAAGAAAGGGTAATTTTAAATGGGTTATTTTATAGAATGCGAAAGATCGACAGCAGTCATAAAAGAAAAAGATTATGACGCTGTTGCTGATGCACTACAGGACGGTTACTGGTTCGATCCTGATCTGCCAACTAACTATTTTGATAGAGCTACGGGAACTATTTGCACCGCTGAGGAGCGTTTAGCTTCTCGTGAGAGTTGGTGTGAGATATTAGAGGATGAAGGCTTAACGCTTTTGGAAGATACAGACGAGGGTGAGATGTTGCTTGAGTTTGAGTCTAATAAGGCTAGGCGTTTGTTTGTATTGCTCGAAGGTCTTTCTCTGTGGATCTCAGGAGATATGGAGTGGCGTGGGGAAGATGGTGAGCGCTGGATGACTAGATTTGACGAGGGCGAGATGCGTGTTTTTCATACTGCAGAAACGGTGTGGTCAGAATGAGAGTAAAAGCAATATTAGAAATTGAATATGAAACAAATTGCAGTCTTAAGTCTGCTCGTCTTGACTGCACACCTGAGATAGTCATTGAGCAGATGAAAAAAGATGATTTCAATAATTGCGTTGCAAGTGTTGAAGTTTTGGAATGTGATGGAGTCTTAGACACTTATGACCTTGGGGATTACCCAGTAGAGGTGGGGGATGTGTGGGAGGCATGAAGCATGCTATTAGTTTGTTTGACCATTCAGGCGTGATGCTTGAGCCTTGGAACGAGGCAGGATACAGATGCTGGGCGATAGACATTAAACACAAGGAAGGTGTCTGCGAGCGTGACGATGGGATCATGCTCGTGGGCGCTGACCTTATGACTAATCTTGAATCCAATTCTGATTACAATTACATGCTGGAGGTTATTAAAGACAGAATAAGTTTTGTGTCTGCTTTTCCTCCATGCACAGATCTAGCGGTGAGTGGTGCTAGGTGGTTTAAGGGTAAAGGGCTTCGAGCTTTAGCGGATAGTGTTCATATGTTTGCTACTGCCACAGAGTTCTGTGAGTGGTCTGAGGCTCCTTATTGTATTGAGAATCCTGTGTCTACTATTTCTACTTATTGGCGTAAACCTGACCATAGTTTTCATCCTTACGAGTTTTGTGGAATTGCTCCTGAGGACAATTACACAAAGAAGACTTGTCTATGGGTTGGCAATGGTTTCGTTATGCCTACTCCTAATGTCGATCAGAGCTTGGGAGATCCTGATAACCGTATTCATTGGATGGCTCCGAGTCCTGAACGTGCTTCGTTAAGGTCTCAGACTCCACGTGGTTTCGCTAGAGCTGTTTATGAGGCTAATAAAGGGGAGGTGAGTAATGATTGAAGTGGAAGAACTAGATGTTTGTCTGTGTTGTTTTGAGCCATCAGAATGGTGGAGTTCAGAAGTTCCTGATGTTTGTTATGACTGTTATGAAAGAGGTGAGCTGGATTGAATCAGATAGTTTCTTGTCGTAAATGTGGCGATGAAGAATTTTTGAATGTGCCTAAGTGGATCGCTGAAAGTGATCAGCGTGAAGAATTGACACGAGAATATGTTAAAAAATGGACTTGCAACGCTTGTGTTTATTCGTTGCTGTAGGAGGAAAAATGAAAGTAAAAAAATATAAAGTCGGTAGCGTGGGCGTGGACTCAGGGACGATCCTGATCTGTGATCCTTGTTACATTAAAGAAGATTATGACTATGCGGAAGTTGTTGAACCCACATTGGGGAAGCCTTTCGCTGAGGCTCTTGGAGGGCTTGGTTTTGTAACTACTGCAGGTTATGGGGATGGTTGTTACGATGTCATAGTTGAAGTTGTGGAAGATCCTCCTGAGCTTGGTGGCTGGGAGAGAGTGAAGTCTATTACTGTTGAGTTTATTAAAGATGAGTAACAGCTTGAAGAACATCAGCTGTGTCCGTTCAGGGTATTGCTGTAAGCAAGCTCCATGTCCTTATGGAGAATGGGATGCCCACAAATCGCAATGTGCTTTTTTGGAGGGTGAAAGAGTGGGCGAGTATCGATGCGGTAAATACGCTGAGATTATTTCTCTTGATCCTGACCAATTGCATGCTCCTGCGTTCGGGCATGGCTGTTGTTCTTCTTTGAATCCTGACCGTTTACTGTTCCTGAGGAGTGTGAATGGGTAGTTTTGATCAATTTGTTAAGCAGATAGTTGACCGTCCCTCGTGGATGGATCGAGCGGGCTGCAAAAACCTGGATACGGAAATTTTTTTTCCTAAGAAGGGTTTGCCTAAGAAGGAGGCGGTGAAGATTTGTAATTCTTGTCCTGTGCAAGACGAGTGTTTGTCTTTCGCTGTGTTGAACGGTGAGCGTCAGGGCGTTTGGGGCGGGCTGACTTCGGGGGCGAGGCGTGGAATGTATTCAAAAATTAAAAAGGAGATAGAAAACAATGACTAAAACGAGATGGAATTTCTCTAAAGAAAGGAACGCTGAGACTATCAGAGTGGTTGCTGATTGTCGTAACGATCAATGTGGGCGTGTGTCTGTGTTGACCGTTCCTATTGAAAAGTTTGAGCGTTGGATGAAGGGTGAGAATGTTAAGGATGTTTTCCCGAAGCTTTCTGCTAATGAGCGTGAGCTGATCATTCAATCTCGTGGGGGTTACTATTTGTGTGAGTCCTGCTGGGATCTTTTAATGGTAGAGGAGGAAGAATGTTAATCGTATTGGGAATGCTTTTCGGGATCGTTATCGGATTCTTTGCAGGTATTGTGTATACCCACAGGAAACTAAGGAATAAGAGACTCGATTTGTTAGGTACGAGTTGGCGCACTTGGGAGCAGAGTTTAGATGATTTGCGTAGACTCACCGACTAAAATGGTGTTGTTAATGGGACAGCATGGTATTATCAATAGGAAGATAATGCTATGATTACAATGCTCTCTCATCCGACGATTTACTACCCTTTCTCGTTGGATGGGGGAGCTTTTACTTTGAAAGGGAACTATGGAAGAAGATAGAAATTATTATCAAGGGTTACATCTAGTCGAAGATGAACAACCATCTGCAGCTATTAGATATATGGATGCGTTGTTTGAGATCAGCCAGCATCACAGAAGGCTTGCTGATGATTATGAAAGAGCGTTTGTTGCGTTTGCTGATTTAGTGGGAGGTGACAATGAGTGAACGACCTGTAATAGAAATGAAACCTTCTTTCCCTGAGTGGGAAAAGGTTTCTCCGAAGAGAGATATGGCTGAGGATACGATGAGGCAAGCTATTTTATTTACTGCTTCTCAATGTAAACCTTTAGAAGATACTCTCGATTATTTAGCTGAGAGAGCTGGTCAAGTTAATTTCAGTATGCTGTTACCTATTTTGGAAGCTGTAGAACGTGCGTATGTGCTGTCTGCCGAGCTATTATCAGAGAATGAATAGTGATGGAAGATTGTTCTTGCCCCATTTCGAGGATTTAGAACACACGTTAAATAAGTTAGCTCCACGAGACAGGATCAGGATGAGAACGATGCTTGAACGTGACCTACAAGCTTTGAGAAGCGAATTGTCTGACGCTAGGGAAGATGACATAGCTCACCTGGTGGATAAGGAAAAGTTTTCTCAGGCTGAGGTTGGACGTTGGGCTGGGGTGTCTCGTTCTCGTGTTGCTAAAATTTTGAGAGCTAGAGAAGAACGCTTGCGTAACAAGGCTTCTATCTGATATATCTGATAATGCCCCGCTAGGGGCATTTATCTGATGTCTGATATCTGATGTTTGTTTCTAAGATAGTTCTTTTCTCCATGCTCACATCTGTGGGTAGTTGTGCTTCTCTTGGTGATCTTGTTGACAAGTATTTCTTAGAGGAGGACAGAGAGCTGATGTTGAGGATCGCTTGGTGTGAGTCTTCTAGTCTCCCTGAGGACACTTACAGCTTGGCTACTAATCCTTCTTCTAAAGCTGCAGGTTTTTTTCAGCAACATCCGAAATTTTGGGAACAAAGAACACAGGAATATTTTGGAGGCAAGTTTGCTGGTATGTCTCCGCTGATACCTGAAGCGAATGTAGCTATTGCTTCTGCTCTTTACTATGAATTGGATTCGCATCCGAGATGGGGAGGAGCTTCCCATTGGTATCCTTCTTGGCGCTGTTGGGAGGACTGGCAGGAATAGGGTACTTGACAAGTGTGATATGATGTTAGTAGTGGATTCAAATAGGATTTACTGAAAGGGTAGAAAGAATGAAAGAACAAACAATAAAATTAGCTGTTGAAATAATAACATCTAATGCCAAAAATGTGGAGTGGTTTGAAGGCACAGAGTATGGCAGATGGATGTGGGAAGTACCTTTCCCAACAGAAAACTGTCCAAGAAAATGTGACTGTGCATTTCGGGATCATTTACATTTACCTGTGCTGTTAGAAAAATTAGAATTAGATGAGGTCGAGTTGGATAGCGAGGTGCAACACAGGCTTGCTAAAGAATTTTCTGCTAATCCAAACCTATCTTTCCTGAAACAAATTGAACATGACTATGGGCTGTTTCTTGGGGAGCTTGAATGGTTACGTGATAGTTCTTTGGAAACATTAGACGATGAGGATGAGTTAGATACTCTTACCAGTTTAGAGATACTTGAATTGGAAAATACTGTAAAAGAATGTGAGTCTCTCTTAAAAGAACTAATGACTTGACGGCAGTAAAGCATTTCGACAGATAAAGGAGCAGTAAATAATGGGTATACCACCATCAGGTGAACACACCACACTAACAAGAGAAGAATACTTGAGACTAAGAGAAGAAGAGGCTCAACAACCGCCTCGTAAACGTGCCATGAAAAGGCATTCTTCCATGAGTAAATGGGATATAACCTGATCATACCATTTTTTGTCACACCCATCGTTTAAGCTGGTTCCATGATTGAACACAGATTTAGACAATCCTGGGCTAACACTTTTTTAGACTGCCCTGAAGCTGCACGAACTCAGATGAATGGAACAGCAGTAGATAAAACTAACAGCTCCATGGTTAGAGGAACAGTAGTCCACGCAGCTATTGAAGATGCTTTGCTTGCTCGGATGGCTGGAACAGAGTTTTCTTTAGAAGACATTCTTGGTTCTTACGAGGATGCTTGGGAATCCCATGAGCATGAAATAGATTCGTGGCTTGAAGAACCTGAGAAGGTTTACGAAATGGGACAGATCCAAACAGAGCTTTGGTTTAATGAAGTTTTCCCTGAGCTTAACCCTGTAGGTGTGGAAGAAACATTTGAGTTTACTTTGTATCAGGATGAGAAAAGGCGAATCAATTTGTATGGCACTAGAGATCTTGACGAGGAAGACATGACATGGGATTGGAAAACAGGGCGAGCTAAAAACGCTTGGGAAGTTAGACGCAACAACATTCAATCAATGATTTACACTCTTGCGAGAGCGCACGAGAAACAAGATTTTGAAACCCCACAACGCTTCACGTTCTGCCATTTAGATAAAGGCAAATTGCAGAACATAGAGGTGGTTCGTACACCAGGCGATTGGGATTCTTTAATACCTTTCTTCATTAACATAGCTGAATTGATAGAGGCTCGCCTACCAAGCTGGCCTTTACGCTATGATGGATGGAGATGTAGTGACAAGTGGTGTGGTAACTTTATGAATTGTAGAGGTAAACACATCGGTGAGTCACCGTCTAATTGGTAACCAATAAACAACCCTGAAAGGGAAATTAAATGACAGAGATACAAACTCCAAACGTGATTAGTTTTGCGTTTGAACAAAAGATAAGTGAGCAACAGTATGAAACTACTACAGCTCGTTTGTCTATCACTTGTGCATATCCTGATTCTTTCGATCACGAAGCACTATTATCAGAAGCAAGCAGTCTTGTGGGTAACATCAAATCAGAGGTGTATAACGCTCTTGGTGTTGAATGGGATCTGACAGAATCGGGGTTGCCTATGCGAAGGCTACGAAAAAGCGTTTCCGCTTCTTCAAGCCCTGCAGCAAGTACCGCCCCGACAGCGCAACCCAGCGCTAGTCCACAAGCACCTGCACCAGTAGCAGCTGGTAACGCTCCTGCTCCTGCTCCTAAAGCAGCGAAACCTCGTCGAAGTAAAAAAGAATTAGACGAGAATGGTTTCGTTACTGACGGCAAGCAGGCTGCCTGGAATGTTGCTTTTCTTTGTGCAGGTCAAAAAACAGATGATGGTAAAGTCATCGTTTTTGATAACGCTAAGAAGAAAGCTCTCGGTAAAGAGAACGGTGGCTACGCACCTAATGCAGCAGACTTCAATATCTCTCAGGCAGGAGCTTCGCTCTATGGTCTTGGGAATGAACGTATAGGATTGTGGCTGTCAGATGCCCCAACACACATCCAAGCAGGTGATGGTTCTATCATTGAATTCAATGCGGAGGCTATGCATACTGCCTGTAATGGTTAATGTCTGAAGTTCCCTCCCCTCTTTCCCCTGATGAGATTGTTGCACGTTTAGAGGCGACGGTTTCTTCGGGGGAAGAGGAACTTCAATACCGTTACATTGAACCCACGTCAACAGCGTTTGATTCTTTTGTTGATTATGTAAGAAACGACGAAGGTCGTTTTCTTTTAGGTTACCCTGAGATTGATCTGGCGCTCAGAGGTTTAGCAAAGGGTGAAATGATGCTCGTTGTGGGTCATAGTCATAACGGTAAATCACAAGTTTTATATAACGCTATTGTTAACGCTTTACTAAATAGCGATTCTCATGTTCTTATCTTCTCTCCTGATGAGCCTCGTGAGCTGGTAGCTCAGAAGCTTCATTGTTTAGCTTATGGACGTAACGGTGAGGAGCTGGAGCAATTAATCAAAGATGGTGATCCTGCTACTTTGGATGAGGTTAGAACAGCTTCTCGTACTTTGTTTAACAGAGTTATTATCAATGATCATGCTTTGAGTTTCAATCAGATGACAGACGCTTTGAAAGAGGTTCAAGATTTTTGGGGCAGGCATCCTGATTTTTGTATGGTGGATTATCTTGAATTACTTCCAGGCGATTCGGATGCGACAGGAGTGGTAGCTAAAGCACAAGGCGTTAAACGCTGGTGCAAGGATGCTTCTCTTCCTGTGGCTGTGGTGCATCAGGCTGGTCGTGGTTCAGGTGAACGTCACAAACCTGCGACAATAGCTGCAGGTCGTTACGGTGGAGAGCAGGAATCTTTAGCTGTGTTAGGCGTGTACCGTAAACGTGACGATCCTTCTTTAACATATTTGGAGAAGTGTTACCATTCTGTTTCTATTAATGTGAGGATCAACAAGAATAAAAGACCACCTAATAAGCTTGGTGATTTTGAATACTTTCTTTGCCCACACACAGGTCAGATAAGACAGTACAGAGATGATGACATTCCACCTGACGACAGGTATATGCGATGAACGATGTTGAGATTATAGAAAAGTTTTGTTTTCTTTTCAGAGGTAATTGTTTAGCTAAGGAAACACCTGAGGGTGATTTCCGACCTTGGCGTGATGAAGATTTCGGGGTTGCTGTCCCAGCTCATGGTGTTTCTTTTATGGAAGCTGTTCAAAAACATTTGTGGGGAGATTACCGTATAGGTGTTTACCCTTTGATGGAGATCCTTGGCTCTCCTAAATGCAATGTGGGATGGCTGGCTGTTGATTGGGACGAAGGAGATCCTTCTCTCGTTCACGCTTTGAATGTTCAAGAATTGTTATCTCAATTAGATATTGTTTCTTTTGTTGAATCTTCAAGATCGAAAGGTTACCACTTGTGGGTGTTTTTAGAAGAAGATATTCCTGCTCAGATGGGGCGTAACGCCATGATGGCAGCATGTCAGATAGTTGATGCCCCTACTAAAGAGGTTTACCCTAAGCAGGTTACTATGCCTGCTAAAGGCTACGGTAATGGTATACGTCTCCCATACGCCCAGACACGCCCAGAAGGTCGCCAGGAGGCTCTACGCGCGTCTGAGAGCAACCTATTATTAGAGGAGTTTGTTGAAGCTGCATACAATTCTTTAACAGATAGACAAAAAATAGTTAAATTAGCGTCTTTATATGAACCACCTACAAGCACTCAACCAGTACCTGTACCAAAATTTGCTCACACTAGAGTCGACGCTGATTTCAAATTCGTGGCGAGAGACATTTGGGATAACGGACCTAAACATAACGATAGAAGTCTAGCTTTATTCGCATTCGCATGTTCATTGTTTAGACAAAAATACTCTGAGAACGCTGTCTTAGAATGGACAAGGCAATGCGATCTCAGATGGGGGCAGAAATTTGCCACAAGAGGAAACGAAGGGGAGAAACAGCTTTCAAAGCTGGTTACTGACGCATATTCTAAAATGCGATGACTACCTACAGATTTGTCGTACCTGGGCGACCTAAAGCTAAAGGAAGACCACGTTTCGCTAGAGGACGAGCGTACACGGATAAGAAAACTTTAGAAGCAGAGCAACGCATAGCAGACGCATACGAAGGACCATTTTTTAATGGTCCAGTTTCTGTGTCATGCACATTCAGCAGAAAAAGAACTGTTATAACTATCACAGATTTAGAAGAAGAAATTTCTCCATTAACAGCAGACTTAGATAATTTGTGTAAAACTATTAAGGACGGGCTGAATGGAGTTGCTTATGCGGATGATCGGTATGTTCAGAAATTGGCAGCAAGAAAAAAATAAATGACCTTCGCAGAGCAGCCTTTCAACAAGAGGCTTTACGGCATGGGGGATATAGCTGAAGGTAAATTTGAAGAGTGGTCTAAAAACAATTTTGTGCGCTATGGGCTGAACAGACCACCATTAGCCACATGGAGATTACCTGAACGTGTCAGGTTCACTCCCGACTATCTCACCACCAACTGTTTAGTTGAAGTGCAAGGATTTGGTAAGAAACAAATCATTCACATGAAACCTGACAAATGGGAAGCTTTGCTTTGGTGGGATCGTAACGTGATGCCTGTCGAATTGTTTTTATACGATTCACATAATGACAGACAGCTCATGTTTCCCATCAAGAAACTGCGCCCTTTCGTAGATAATGCTGAGATAGGTACATTCCCTGAAGGTAACAAGTACTATGCTATTAAAGCACAGGAAGTATGGACAGAGTTAGGTGGTTAATTGGAATGAATCTCGGAGAAAAGAATCTCTATACGATCCTCTCAGCTCTTACCTGCCGAGATGGAATCGTTACGGATCAGCGTTCTACCGTCCGTTCACCCCTATTGAAGCTCTCATATCCTGCCCACCTTTTGAAGATCCTGAAGAATCAATCTCAGAACAAATGGAACTACGTGACATTATCGCAGATGCGTTGGATGAACTAGATGAAGAAGATAGATGGATACTGGATATGCTCGTTGTTGCTCGGCTTAGTCTTAGGTTCGTGGGTGGCATACTGGGGATACCAAAAACGACATTGGCTAGGAGACGCGACAGAATCCTGGATGAACTCAAAGAGACGCTTGCTGAGAACCCTGTGGTATCCCAGCGATTAAACCATGATTAGTTTCAGAGTAGGAACAGACAAATACACCTACATACAAAGCTTTCACGGAAACCCTAAAGGCTGGAATGTGACTTTGGCAGAATTTATGGAAGCTTGTGTAACAGGGAAAAGATTATCTCAATTTATTGAGGACCAGCGTCCACACATTCAGTAATGAAATCCATCCACTTTTCCATCCAGCATAAAACTTCTTTCTGAGCTAACCAATTCCCATCAGCTGCTTCCTCCCAAGCAGCCAACAAGGAAATCAGATCGTCAGTTTTGAACACGGTAAGAATGCCAAGCATCTCACCGTTCCATTTAGCATGAGTGCCGTCTAAAATATCGAAGATGTTACTCGTTCGAGTCAACTCGTCATTGATAGAACTTTGAAGTTCTTCCCTGACTGGACCCGCCATGAATGAAGCCCACTCCGACTCAAAGTCGATGCTGGGCTTCTCACTCATTTAGCTAGACGTTCCTTAGCTAGAGATTTAACAGCTGAAAGTAAAGCCGCACCGCCAGCTACTGCTGCGCTGCGCGCTGTGCTTAAATCACCTAACGTGAAAACTGCTAATCCTGACTGTACGGCTGTCCAGAGACTTCTCTCTATCCAGTCGCCCCAGTTAAATTTGGAAGATGTACTCATTTTTTTCCCTTCTTGGCTCGACCTGCTTTACTAAAAGCAATAGCCGAAGCCTGGTCTTTTGAATATCCCTCACTTATAAGTTTACCAATATTATGAGAGACGGTGGAACGATCCGAACCACTTTTTAAAGGCATTTTAATACCTTGGTTTACGAGGTCTTTTTCTACCCACTAATCGTTCTCATCAAACTTGGCTCGCATGCCATTAGCCATACGCAACATAGCGTCACCTGACAATGTGCCAAGATTGGCTGTAGGACGAACATTCTTTGTTACAAGAATCTCATCGGTATCAACAAGCTTAGGTGTCATACCATCATGGAATATCATAATCCCCTACTTTCCGAAAGGGCGACCACCATGAGCGGCGTTACCCAAATTAGTGTT